TCATATTCAATGCCACGATATACTACTTTAGCCATGAGGATTCCTCCAAAGAAATGAGATTTTTAGGTCCCGTTCCTTCGGGCGGTTTGCGTCCCATTGGGATGAACGTTCCGTTCCGCCGTCCTACTTGCGTCAGAGTTTTCTCTGATGAACGTAAGGTCATACTAGACCTATTGCAGTATATAGTCAAATAAAATTGTAACAAGAGTTACAATTTTACAAATCTACTTATTTTTCTTTTTATCCATTTGCATCACCTGATACAAAGGAGTCTTTTGAAACTTTTTAATTTTCTTATATTCCTTTATAACTTTTTTGAGTTCGGTTTGATTTACCGTTACTCCCATCTGCTCTTCAAATTCCTTTCTTAGTTCTTCTCTAAGAATACTTTCAAAGTCTTCATTCATTTTTTCTTTTTAGGTTCTTTTGGTGTATTTCCCCATAGTTTTGGATTAACTCTACCTTCAGATTGTTTCCAGGGGGGTTTAAAATCTTCTTTGTATTTGTCCCAATAATAATCAAATATTTCTATTTGTTTTCTTGGTTGGACAATATCATAACAAATCTTACCTTCCTCCATGTAAGTTACTACGTAGGTATCATATGGAAGTTCTCTATTATTGGCAATAGATAAATCACAATCTTTGTGTAGTATTTTAACTGGACTCATGAACGTCCACCCCAAGTAATATCAGGATATGCTTCAGATACTATTTCTTTTGTAATTTTATACTTTTCTTGAAGTCTTTTATCTTTACATAAACAAATAATTTCTGCTTCCAAAGGATGCATACCTTCAAGAAGATTGATAAAAATATTTTCCCTTCGCAGAGAACTTAAAGAATCATTGCCACCTTTGATGAAATTATAAAACTTTGTATATTCTGTTCTAATTGCTGTATGTTTTTGATCAGATGCTCCAATAGAATTGGAACTCAAATCCCCCATAGTATCAACTGCTTGCTGAATCCTTTCAGTCATAGTTGAAGTCTTAAAATCATTGTCACCAAAATAAGGAACTTCACCTGGGGGAAGCATTGAAATCACACTTTCATCAAAGTTCCAAATAAAAATTGCCTTCAAAGAATCGTGTTCATATTCTCTGAGAATCTCTACTTTTTTTGCATTGCTTCTCTGTTTAGAAGCAAGTTGAAGAACTTCAAATGCAAATGGTTTTGGTGGCAACTTTACTGTTTTTGGTTCAGTCTTCGTCTTCGTCTTCGTCGTAGTCGTCATAGCTATTTTCAAATCGTACTGCTATTATTTCGTCTGGAATTACATTTCCATTATTATCGAACATTTCTGGATGTGTATATACTTGCAACTGCTGAGTACTATATACATGCTGTTTTGTTAGCCAACCAATCACTCCACCAACCAATAAAAATAAAAATGAAACCAGAGAGAAAATTGTGAGTTCTGCTGCTAACATTGCTGTTCCTCCGAGAGAGTTATCTTTTTTCAATTAAAGAAAATAAAAAAATTTATTTCGATTTCCCTCGAAAAGAGAGAAATTTTTTTTGAAAACCCAAACTTTTTTTGTTCGGTTTCTAAAAATTTTTTCTCCCTCCTTTTTCTGAGTAGTAATTCGACACCCTTGTTTATCTCTAGTGTGTCTGATTTATTTATAGGACCCATTCAAATGATATTATTTTCAATGAAATAATTAACTGCATCTGAACAACCACCCAATTTTTGTTCATTATAAATTACCTGCGGGAATGTAGTTCCTACTCCAAACTCTTCATAAAATTCATCCCTGGTAAAATCCTCATCCAATTCATAAGCAGTATATTCAAGTTCCTTTTGATTCAAAACTGTCTTAATTTTATCACAATAAGGACAACCAGATCTACTATAAACTTTAATACTCATAATACGTTATTTCTCCTTGGTTTATACTTGTAGAGAGTTAGGTCTTTCTCTAACATTTGTCTTTGCCAACGTACTATAGCATCATATCTTTCTCTTGTAAAGAACTTTTGGTTATAGAACCAATTTTCCCAATGCTCATGTCCTTTTGAATGATTGCATTTTGAACAACAACAAACTACATTTGTTATATGGTCATTTCCACCTTTCATTTGTGGAACTATATGGTCTATTGTTAATTCTCCTTCTTTATTTCCACAATAAGCACATGAATTATTCCACTTTTCCTTTATTGATTGTTTCCATAATCGTTTTGCTTCAGATGAGGTAGAAGCTTTTAAATTATACAAAAAGTCTTGAGGGGAATTTAACACATCCATAAGTCCTTTGTTTTTGGTAATAAACTTACAAAAACACCCCCCTGCCACACAAAATGTGGAGGAGGGTATTAAAATAAGATTGTTTGTGTATTAGGCATAAAAATGTCTAACTTATATTATATATTCATTTGCCACATTTCTTTTTGCACGCCTGTCTAGCCCAAGCACGACTTAAACTGTTTATATGAGAACAAGGTTTTTTTATTTTACCGCAGTAAGGGCATTTGGCATCTGGGGGATCATTTATATATCCTTCAGGTGTGTACATCCTTTTCTTTTTTAGATTATTTGATTGTTTTCTTTTACGATGATTCATACAATCACTGGATGTCCATCACCTTCTTCAAGTTTGTAAATCTTACGATCTTCAATTTTATAAGTTCCTGGTGGTAACCCAATCTGCCCTGGAAGTTGCTTATCTACAGTAGAAGTTATATCAATAACTTGATCAATAATAAATCTTTGACGATTATATGTACGATTATCTGGATCAAATGAAGTCATCATAATAGCATCATTAATATCACCACAATTTGCTATAATTCTTCCAGTTTTAGTGTCTCTTACCACCCAATATTCATTCATCATTTAAAAACCTTTCTTTTTTTCATTTTTATTTAAAGTTTCTTTATCTAAAACTTCAAAATAATTTAAGTTGCCAAAAGATACATTTTGAAACCAGTATGCTTTTGCATCCTCCCAATTATCAAAAATAATAGTTTTCCCATTATTTTTAACTAATTTGTAGTTATGTCTATCATATAGCAAATCAGAAGTATTTGCAAAAATTGTAAGATTCATAAAATTAAGCAAGAAGTCCTTTAAGTAAATGAGTTGCCTCTGAGAATCTATCCACGTAATGAATTAGTTTCATTTCTTCATTACTTAGAAATCCATTATCAAGCATTTCGTCTTCAATCCAATTTTTTAATGTTCTCCACATTCTCCCTACACATATAATTGGTTTCTTATCAATATGATTTACTTGAACCAACTGATAAATCATTGCCATCTCAAGGACAGTTCCAATACCACCAGGAGTTACAATAAAGGCATCACATTCTGAGAATGTATGCAATCTTGAATAAAATGTCTGATGTTTTTCATATTCTTGAACATAGGGATTCACTCCCTCCTCAAAAGGAAGATAAATTGCTTCTGCAACAGAACAAAGAGAGTTGCCCATGCAAGCACTCATTGCTCCTTTATTTGCTGCTTCCATAGTTCCTGGACCACCTCCAGTCACTACTATCCAACCTTGTTCTGCAATATTTCTTCCCAGTTTCTCAACTGCTTTATATAGTCCAGAATCAGGACTCGTTCTTGCGGATCCGAATACTGCTACTTTTTTCATCTTTTTTATTTGATGGCACTCTATATATCTGAGGCCAAGTATCTCTGATGATTTCTGCCATTTTGTAGGGAGTCTCCGAACTAATCATAAAAAAAGGAGGGTTGCCCCTCCCAGTATATCATAGAGCATTGCCTCTAGGCAACACTTCTTCTGGAAATACAAAATTTTCATGTGGTTGATCTACTGGTGCCATCCACGCTCTAAGTCCTTCATTAAGCAGGATATTCTTCGTATAGAAGGTTTCAAACTCAGGATCCTCTGCTGCACGAATCTCCTGACTTACAAAGTCGTAAGCTCTAAGGTTAAGAGCAAGACCAATAATACCGATAGAAGAAGTCCAGAGACCCATAACGGGAACGAAAAGCATGAAGAAATGAAGCCAACGCTTATTACTGAAAGCAATACCAAAAATTTGCGACCAGAATCTGTTAGCAGTAACCATTGAGTAAGTCTCTTCCTCTTGCGTAGGTTCAAATGCTTTGAAAGTGTTTGCTTGATCACTATCTTCAAATAATGTATTTTCTACAGTTGCTCCGTGAATCGCACAGAGCAGTGCTCCACCCAGTATACCAGCAACTCCCATCATATGGAAGGGGTTGAGGGTCCAGTTGTGGAAACCTTGAAGAAATAGAAGGAAACGGAAGATTGCTGCCACACCAAAAGAGGGAGCAAAAAACCAACTGGACTGACCTAGTGGATACATCAGGAAGACGCTAACGAACACAGCAATAGGACCAGAGAATGCGATTGCATTATAAGGACGAATACCTACCAGTCGAGCAATCTCAAACTGACGCAGCATGAATGCAATCAGAGCGAAAGATCCGTGGAGCGCCACAAAAGGCCAGAGTCCCCCAAGTTGGAACCACCTGACAATATCCCCTTGAGACTCAGGACCCCAAAGTAGAAGAAGAGAATGACCCATAGCATCTGCAGGCGTCGAAACAGCTGCTGTGAGGAAATTAGCACCCTCAAGGTAAGAAGACGCCAACCCGTGGGTGTACCAGCTCGTAACAAACGTTGTGCCAGTAAGCCAGCCACCAAGGGCAAGATAAGCAGTGGGAAAAAGTAATAGTCCAGACCAACCCACAAATACAAAGCGATCTCTCTTAAGCCAGTCATCCAGGACATCGAACCATCCCCTTTGTGAAATTGGTTGTGAAAGTGTTGAAGAAGTCATAACCTCCTAGTGATTTCTCATATTTAGTTTACAATAGTTTACAATATGAGTCAATGAGTATTAATTCTCATCCCCAATAAATCTGTCCAAGAGTGAATAAAACAAACACAAGAACTGTGAATGCCATCATACCTACACCTGCCCAAATGACCCAGGGTTCCATAGGATGATGTTGATTATTATGAGACATAAAAAAAGAGGGTTGTTACACCCTCTTATTATATCAGTTATTCAGTTTTTATCAACCGATGGTAGGTGCGGTGAGAGCAACAGGAGTGTTCTCAACAGCAGCAAGGTCTAGAGGGAAGTTGTGAGCGTTACGCTCGTGCATTACCTCCATGCCTAGTCCAGCACGGTTAAGAACGTCTGCCCAAGTATTGAGCACACGACCCTGACTATCCAGGATACTCTGATTGAAATTCAGACCGTTGAGATTAAAAGCCATCGTAGAAACACCAAGAGCAGTGAACCAGATGCCAACAACAGGCCAAGCAGCAAGGAAGAAGTGCAGTGAACGTGAGTTATTGAACGATGCGTATTGGAAAATAAGACGACCGAAATAACCGTGTGCAGCTACGATGTTGTATGTTTCTTCTTCTTGTCCGAACTTGTAACCATAGTTTTGGGACTCATTTTCTGTCGTCTCACGTACAAGACTAGAGGTGACAAGAGATCCGTGCATAGCAGAGAAAAGAGAACCACCGAAGACACCAGCAACTCCCAGCATGTGGAAAGGATGCATAAGAATGTTGTGTTCTGCCTGGAAAACAAGCATGTAGTTGAAAGTTCCCGAAATCCCCAGAGGCATTGCATCAGAGAAGGATCCTTGACCGAAGGGATAGACCAGGAACACTGCAGAAGCAGCAGCAACGGGTGCAGAGTAGGCAACACAAATCCAAGGACGCATACCAAGTCGGTAAGAAAGTTCCCATTCACGACCCATGTAGGCATAGATACCAATTAGAAAGTGGAAGACGACCAGTTGGAATGGTCCACCATTATATAGCCACTCATCTAGGGAAGCAGCTTCCCAAATGGGGTAAAAGTGCAGTCCAATTGCGTTGGACGAAGGAATAACAGCACCTGAGATGATGTTGTTTCCGTACATGAGTGAACCAGCAACGGGTTCACGGATACCATCAATGTCTACGGGAGGTGCAGCAACGAAGGCAACAATAAAACAGATAGTCGCAGCAAGTAAGCAAGGAATCATCAAGACTCCGAACCAACCAACATAAAGACGATTATCAGTTGAAGTAACCCAATTGCAGAACTGTTCCCAAGTATTTGATTGTCGTTGTTGTGAAATTGTAGCAGTCATTTTTCTTAAAAGAGTAGTAAGACCATCAGGGAAATGGTGGAGTTACTATTTCCCAGTCACCCTCAGACTGGGTATGAGAGACGTAATTTATACACCCCATAGGTCTCGGTTAGTGGGTGTTACAAAGATTAAAGAACTGTTACATTCCTTAACCTGTTGATGTATTTATCATACCATTGTTTGGAAACCCTGTCAATTGGTTCAATCCTAAAACCGTCCACCATAAATAAGACCTTAAAAACTAAATAGTTAAAACTGCTTTCCCTCATATGCCTCGGGAATGGAACACTCCTATTAGGGAACCTTGGAATGCACCAATACATAATACTCTAAAAGCAATAGACAATCATACTCAAGAATACTTCAAGAGTGGTGATAAATGGCATTTAGAAAAAGCAGATACGTTAAGAAACTATCTAACTGAACTTAAGACCTGGATCCATAAACAAGAAGGAAGATGAAATCAATACTTCTCCTTGGAATATTAATTATAAGATTGATAACTAACGAGGGAATATTCAATGAAGGACGAAGACCACAACCAAAAAGACAACCAACAGAAGTCATCAGGTTTATCAGAAGACCTGCTAAAAGAGGTAGGAAAAAAGCACGGTTCACTATTGAATAAACTAATCTTTATTATCTGCTGTGCGGTAATTGGGTTTGTTGGTATTAACTTTGTTGCCTGTAACTTTATGATTCCAGGAACAATTAATAAAGCAAATGTAAAGGGGGAACTAAAAAATCCCCCTCCTTTAGATTGCAAAGAATCTGAAAGAAGGGGGTATGAAACTTTACTTACTATTCTTACTACAGTAATCGCACTAAGAACAAGAGTAGAAGATAGTGATTAAGAAACCCAAAGTTTTCCTTCTGCTTTTCTTCTTCTCAGTAATCCTGCTTCCACTTTAGTACCAGGATTACGATAAAGTTCTAATGCTGCTGGAACTTCATTCCATTTCTTTTCTCTTAGGACTCTAGTTATGGTATTAAAATTGGGAGACCCGTAAAAACCAGCACCAAGATTATAAGCAAAAGATAGAAGAGCTCCTTGTTGATTTTCATTCATCTCATTCCAATATGGGATTTTTTGTAGTGATGGAAGAAATTCTCTGCGAAGTTGGAAGTATAGAAGATCATCTGCTTCTTCTTGAGTAATCTTATTACCAATCAAAAACCGAGTTCCATCTTTTCTACGAGTACTTCCCCATCCAATAGTAATGGGAAGTCCACCAGTAAGAGGATCATAATATGCCTTTAGATGACATCCTTCAAACTCCTTGATTAAATCTACACCCGGAAATGGAAGACCATCAAGAGTTGGTTCTACTTTTTGATTCCGATACCTTCTAGCAAACTCATCAAGAATTTCTTTATGAATTGATGCCTGAAGAAAATTCCAAGCATCATTTTGATGTGGGAGATCCTTATGATTTTTTACTGCATCAATAAATTTAATACTCATTTGAAAACTCTTCCCCAACCTGATTTTGGACCATCTGGAGTCCATCTGCGAGCAAGTTCACTTCTCTTGTAAACCGCACCCTTTCCATTATACACGGAACCAGTATATCCGTCATTCAAAGAACCATAAGGATCGTTCACAACGTAATCTTCTCCTTTTTTACCAATCACGACAAGCATATGACCACCTACGGGACTAGATAAAGACCCCCGATGAAGAATACCAATGATAACAGGTCTGCCGTTGGCAAGTTCACGATCAAGATCAGCAAAAGAAAGGTTATAACTAAAGGTTGATTTGACCCCATAAGATTCCAGAACTTTTGTCTGGACTGAGTGATCGGTTGTATCACCGATAGAAAAAACTTTTCTAACATAGGCATCGTCGCCTTTAGGTCCTACTAGTGTGCCAGGTTTAAAATACTCTAAGCACATAGCACAAGCAGATGAATTACAGGTCCTCTGAGCATCTCTGTAATTATCAGTTTGTGGAAAATATGGAACTTTAAGAACTTCAGGAACTGTTTGTTCTGCTTTTGTTCTATAAATTCTCACCCAATTTGCAGAATCATCCATCAACTCTGGGAATTTAGCTGCCAAATCAACCTCAAGTTGCTCCACAGCAGCAACGTGCTTTGGATTTTTTTCATCGTAATGTTTGAAGAAGTTATGAAGATCTATTCTCATTGTTCTTTTGCAAATTTACTTATCTATAATATTCTTCAATCTTATCTAATACTTTATTCAGATATCTGTGAGCAACTTCTTTAGGATTGCCACCCCAACTAAATTCATCTCTATCCAATTGATTTTTTATCTTGAGAACTTCCGTTCTCATAATATCCTTAGTAAGTTGTCCTCTTGGCATAATAAAAAAACTCTGCTGTCTATTTAGCAGCAGAGTTATATTCTCACAAGTCTTCAGTTGTTTTATTAATTGCGTAGGAAATAAGAACTAAGGAACCAATCCCAGTAAGAGTAAAAAGTATTTCGTGGAACATTGTTCTATAAAAAACTACATTACTAGTTATGCAGCAACTACTTCACGAACTGTAGATTTAACATACTCAAGAAGATTTTCTGGGGTGCTCTTCTCGTATGGATCAGTATCTGCATTATCACGCATACCATCTTCAACGAATAGTTTTTCAATAACTCCGTTATCAATAACAGCAGCATAACGCCAAGAACGTTGACCGAAACCAAGATTAGATTTGGTTACGAGATATCCCATAGAACGAGTGAAATATGCATTACCATCAGGGATAAGTTTTACATTCTTGATATTCTGGTCTTGTGCCCAAGCATTCATCACAAACCCATCATTAACAGAGATGCAATAAATATCGTCGATGCCACTACCAATAAAGTCTTCGTATTTCTCTTCGAATCCAGGTAGCTGATAGGCACTGCAAGTAGGAGTGAAAGCACCAGGCAAGCTAAAAATGACAACACGTTTCCCATCGAAAAGTTCCGAAGATGTACGGTTTACAAATTCTCCGTTCTCACGGAATACAAATTCTACTTGTGGGATAATATATTTCTCTTTACGCATAGGAACCTCCCTAGTCGTTTCTTCTTTTTTAAAAAAATTAAACATAATTATTAATCAAAAACAGCAGTAACTCCAACAACTTTAGCATTTGGATTTCGTGCAAGTGCAGTTTCCCTTGCATCCTGATAATCTCTTGCCTCTACGATTTCGTGGAAGACCTTACCTGCTACATACAACTGCACTTTACACTTCATATCACCAAATACCAGGAATAATTTGACCAGTGGCAGCATAACTACCAATTGCGGCAACAATACCGATCATTGCTGCCCAACCATTAATACGTTCTGCACGTTCGTTCATTTGTTTTCTCCTTGATAAATGTGTTTTTGTTTTAGTTCTGGGTCTGGGTTGCAGACCATTCGTTCTTTAATTGGTTTGATTACGATAAACTTATCGTTTTTAAGGGTGCCTGCAATCTTAACTTCTAGTTCTACATCTCGGTCCCAAGCACCACTATCAACCAACTCTTGAAGGGCAAGATTAAATTGCCCTAGCATATTAGCACTCACAAATTCTCCTCTTGTTCGGTAAGAATCACACAATCACTTGTTGGATATGCAACACAAGTCAGAACCCAACCTTCTGCAATCTGGTCATCATCAAGGAAGGATTGCTCCTCATTATCTACGGTGCCAGAGATGAGTTTTCCTGCACAAGCCGAACAAGCACCTGCTTTACATGAAGAAGGAAGGTCAACACCTGCTTCCTCTGCTGCTTCAAGAATGTATTGATCGTCTTGGCATTGGATTGTGGTTTCAGTTCCATCGGGAGATTGAAGAGTGATATTAAAAACGGTCATCAGTAAGTCTCACAAATTTTTTCTACAGATGCTGCCAACAAAACGAAGAAGGCAACTGATGTGATTGTAAAGAGAAATGAAGTCATTGTCAAGTATCAAATAACACCGAAGAAAAGATTACCAGTTAGTGCATAAGAAATAGCACCTGCAACGATGCCGATCATAGCCCAACGACCATTCATTTTTTCTGCCTTCTCAGCATAAGGTTCGATGCCGTAACGATCAAGGTCTTCCTTGGTCATATACATCGAAGGTTCTTTGGCAAACATATTCATTTGCCCGAACTCATTTTTTGTTACAGTCATTATCTTTTGTAAAGATTTACAACAACACTATATAGCAAAAAAAGAGGGGTGTCAACCCCTCCTTAAGATTTTGTTTAGATTTGCTAACTTATCAGAACTTAAATGTCGTCTGAATTACACCACCCCAGTTGGAGGAATTACCAGCAAGACGCTGATTGTCGCTACCATAGATGATAGCAGGAGTGACGCTGATGTTATCAGATACTTGATACTTGTAGAAGATTTCAAGAAGAGTGGACTTCTCAAGATTTTCACCAGTAGGTGCTTGACCGATAGCAACACCAGCGGAGTTACCATCAACAAACACATCATCCCAAGTTAGACCAGCAAACCAGGACTGACTATTGGTAGCATCACTTTGGGTGCCACTTACAGTGTTCCAACCATAACCTGCGGAGATGGAAGGTGCCCAACCAGATTGGGTGGGTTCCCAGTATGCGTTGATAGCATAACCGTTAGAGGTTTGACCAGGAACAAGAGTACCTGATGCACCGTTCAGACCGTTGTAGGTGCGAACACGGGTGCCTTCAGTACCATAACGATAACCGAAAGCAGCACCCCAGTTTTGACCACGATAACCGATTTGTGCCAGAGTGTTGAGAGCACCAGAACGGTCAAACTCACCAGTGGAACTATCGTTGCCATTTTGTGCAACGTAGTTTACACCAGCAACGAGACCTGTCTTCTTACCATACTGGATACCGAAACCAGAACCAACTGCCTTGTTATAAACACCAGGAGCACCTGCTACTTGGAAGAAGTCAAGAATCTTAGATTCATATGCTGAAGGAACCCAAGCAATCTCAGTGTTACGAACAAGAGCACCAGCAGTAATAGTGGTGGTGTTATTGAATGCAGGGAACGAATAGTACAGACGGTCGATAACTACATTGTTACCAACTTCACTGGAAGTGTTGTCTGCCTTATCCAGTTTGAAGATTGAAGAACTGGAACCGAAAGGATTGCTGCTGAAATTGGCAGAACGCAGACGAGTGCGAAGCAGATCCTTGCCAGTGAATGAAGTATCCAGGTTCAGACGCAGATCGTAGTTGAATGCGGTGCGAGTTGAATCACCATCTTTGGTTAGATAATCATCAACACCACCGATTACGAAGTTTGCTTCACCACGAAGTTTGGTAGTAGTGGAGAACTGTTGTGCTTCAAGTGTAGTAACTTGTGCTTCAAGACCATCTACACGACCTTTAAGAACTGCGAGTTCTTTTGCAAACTCAGTTTGCAGTTTACGAAGTTCGTCGGTAACTTCAGTTACACGATCAAGGCAAGCATTGAGAAGTGCTGCTGCCTCATAGCGGGTCATAGCACGACCACCACCATAAGTGCCGTTAGGATAACCAGCAACGCAACCATAACGCTCTACCAGTTGCGACAGTGCTTGATATGCCCAATCGGTTGGTTGCACATCAGAAAATTGAGTGACGCTTGTAACCTGTTCAGAGGAATATTGATTGACTGCTGCCATATTGAGATCTGCGGCATTCGCAGCAACAGGAGCAACCATTCCCAGAGCAACAGGTGCAAGCATCAGTTGTTTGAGTTTCATAAAATTTTGTTTTTAGTACTAAACGACAGTTGTGTAACTTTGCAAATAGTTGCGGCATCGTCACATCACGGTATTTATCTTAACAGATTCTTTGGGATCGTGTCAAGATTTTTCTGGTGAGGTTATTCTCCCAAGATATGGATCATAATTCATTAGATCTGTAATTTTTAAATTTGAACCATTTTGCTGCCAAAACTGTAATAACCCATCATGACTAGAACGATGGAAAATATCAATATGTTCTGGATGAATGGAAGATCCCAAAGCAATGCGATATAAGAAAATTGGAATGGAATATGTATTTCCAGAATTATAAATTAGGTCATCAGCAACTGCTCGTGGTTTTACACCATTATCAAGTTTATACTTTTCTCCCCTTATATGATGTTTAATTAATTTTTCTGCATGATGACGAGAGATCATATAACAGGCAGTGGAAAAATCATTTACAAATCTTTTGTGCAATTGAACGTGAAGATTGCCAGTGCAAATAATTGCTAACTGAATCACATCCCAATCATAAGGAATTAAAGAATAAAATTGACTCCAAGTAAAATCCCAATTTTTAACTATTTGAAGATCAACATCATCTTCCATAATAATTGCATATGGACTATCTGATGTTTCATACCAGTGTTTAATTGCTTTCAAATGAGAAGTGGTACAACCAAGTTCACCAGAAGTCATCATTTGTGGATATCTCCCAGAGATAATATCACTCAAATCATCATCTCTACCATCATATGCAGAAATACGAGTATAGTTTTCAATCTCCCATTCTTTAAATTGGTCTTCCATATATTCTTTTCTTTCTGGTTGACCATCAAGATTCAGGTAATATATGGGTCCAATATTTTTAAGTTTATAAGAAGATTTATTAATCTCAGTCATAGTACCATCCATTCATCACAATACAAATCTTTAGTATCTTTGTCGGCATAATCTGGACCAAACCAGTTTTTAGGAGCAACTACAGGTCCTCTTCCATTCTGCAACCAAGCACCCCACCAAGAAAGAGAACTATTAGCAATAATAGCACCAGAACAAAGAGACATCAAACATAAATCCACATAAGGTGTATATGATCCATCTGGATATTTTTCTTCAGGTTCTGATACAAAGAACCTATCTCCACTAAAAATTTCTTGCTCTTTTACCCATTCAGGAGAATCAGAACAAACAATAATAGGTTGATCTTCAGGAAACTTCTCCAATGCCTTTTCATAATATTCCAAAGATTGAGGAGGATGTTGAGAAGAGCATTGAGTATAAGACCATTTAAATCCTCGTGCATCTATTAGATTTGGATCACCACGACGAACGTGAAGAAACAATGGAGGAGAATCCAATGAGTCAATCATTTCGGAGCAAGCAGTGAGAAACTCATCATAAAAAGTAAAGTCCCCACGAATTTCACCTTCAATATCTTTAAAATATTTTTCGGATTGAAAAAATCCGTGAATACTTACATCATTAGGACAAAGATTATGCAATTCTCCATCATAATGAAAATACTTTTCAACCACAATTGGTGCATGACCACCATCAAGTATACCAAAATTACTACTATTAAGAGAATCTAATTTAAAACATTTATTTAAACTATAATTATCTACTCTAGGTGCATTAAAAGGTGGTATACAATACTCGTAACCCATTCTTCTAGCAATACCTTTAAGAGCAGCATATTGGAACATTTGATTCCCTAATCTTCCAATATTTCCCAATTGATTAAATGCCAACATTTAATTCATTCCTCCTTTGTTTAACATATTCTTGTTTTTCATAATAGTCTATTATTGTTTCTTTGTCTTGGTTTCTCATCCATTGCCACAATTTATAATTATCAGAAAATTTAGGATTATTATAATGTGAATTAAATGTTCTTCCGTGTTCAAGGTGGAATATATCATCATTTATTCTACCAACAGTATAACCAAGAGAACTTAAACGATAATAAAATTCACAGTCTTCTGCACCCCAGGAAATGAAATTTTCATTCCACATATAGCTGTCAATATAAACTTTTCTTTTTATCATCTGCCCCCATCCAATAGTAGAAGACCTTCTATTTGAATGAGATTTAAGTAGATTCAAATCAAATTTATTCAAAATAAAATTATCCATCAATTCAGAAGAATAATCAACTGCCCATTGATATACTCCACAACCAAATGGATAAACTGCATCACATTGATTATCAGATATTGCTTGATAAGAGAACCCAATACTATCTTTTGGAACTACTATATCAACATCATAATTATAAACGACATCCGTTGTAGATAAACAAAGAAGGTCGTTTAAAATTTTAGTTTTATGAAAAAACTTTTCATCACTTTCTTCAAAATGATGAATTAATTTTGAAGTATCCGTATATTTTTTTATTTCTGGAAGTGCTCTAAATTTAAAATGAGAATGAGAATCAACTTCTTTAACAATAACATTTGAATCAGGAAAAGTAGATAACAAATAAGTTATTGATGTAATAACATTTCTAAGTCTGTCTTCAGATTCTATCCTACAAGGTAAGAGAAATGATAAATTTTTCATTATTTAAAAATATGTGCTCGTGATTATACTGTAATAATATCCCTTTTAATTATAACAGATCCTGGAGGATAATACCCAGAAGTGTCTAAATGACTTAATTTTTCCCCAAACCAAGGATCTGGAATACAAACTTTTTTGTCAATATTACTACCAAGGTAGGACATCCACCAAGAAAAAGTACTATTGGATATAATAAAGTCGCAACACAAAGATCCTATGCATAAGTCTAGGTGTCCTTTTTTTATTTCGTCATTTTCTTCATCACAAAAAATAAAATTATTTTCTGTAAAAACTGTTTTACACCATTCAATATCATCAGAAATAACTACATACTGTCTATCATTACCTAATATTTGAATACATTCAAAATAGTATTTTTCTGTACAAGGGGGATGATGATCTTGAAATTTTATAAAATCTCCTCTTCTAATGTTCAAACAAACAGGATGATCTGTATTATTTTTTCTATGGAAACTGGTTGCATCTTCTAAGATTTGTTCTTTGAACGTAAAGTCTTTTCTTACTTCCTCTTCTGCATTTTCAAAATACTTATAACTTTCAAAATTACCAGTTAAGCTTGCGTTATCTGGACATTCATTAAACAATTCCTCACAAAATTCATGCTGATGTACATCAACTTCGTAACCATCAATTAAACCAAATCTACCATTTAAATGATTTAGATCAAAGAGATGTTGAAGTTGATGGTAAAAAGTAGTGATATTATTATTCACATCATATCTGTGAAACCAAGGAACGTGAGAATGATCTGGAATGCAATGTTCATATCCCATATTCTTTGATATCCCAACCAAAGAAGCATATTGGAACATTTGATTACCAAGTCTTCCCCTAGATCCCAGGGCATTCATACCAATCATATAAAATACCCCTCAACCAGCATCATCAATTTCAATCCAGTCATTTGGAATCAAATCCGACATATCATAATGACTAAATTGATTACCAAACCATTTTTTAGGTGCAATGACTTTCTTATCTTTGTTCTTAATTAACCAAGCACCCCACCAAGAGAATGAAGAATTGGCAATAATTGCATCAGTACAAAGACTCATTAAACACAAATCAGTCCAAGGAACTCTTTGACCATCATAAAATTCATCAGTAGTTTCAGAAAGAATAAATCTATCTGGTGCAAAAAACTCTTGCTCTTTACACCACTCAATAACATCAGAAAATACAATTACGGGAATATCATCTGGGAATTCTGCCAATGCCTTTTCATAATAATCCCAAGTCTGGAGTGGATGGGCATTTTGTAAATTTACATATGCCCAAGAAAGTTTTGGATCTCCTCTACGAATGTGAAGAAAGATCTTGCGTCCATCACCAAGAGAATCAATCATCTCTTTACAAGGTTCAAAAATTTCATCTCTAAATTTAAAATCTTCACGAATTTCATCTTCAATATTTTTGAAATATTTTTCAGACTGAAAATATCCATCAAGATTAATATTATCTGGGCAGTTATCAAACAATTCTTGATTAAAATGAAACTCCTTCCAAACTGCCCATTGATTTGTATTTTGAATTCCTTGGTGATTTTCGGTTGCGTGAACCATCTCAAAGGTATCAAACATACAATAATTATTTTCTTCACCAAAATCACCTATACCACCAGCATCAGGAGGAGGAATAACCCAGTCAAATCCACGATTAGCAGCAACTCCCCTTAGTGCTGCATATTGAAACATCTGATTACCAAGACGACCAGACTTACCAAGTTTGTTAAAACTCAACATTATATTATCTCCAGATGTTTTTATTTAAAATAATTGGTATAGATGAAATCCTCTGCAACGGGAAGATTTAAAGAACGTTCAAAATTATCTTTAACTGCATCCATTTTAGAATAATAAAGGTCTTCTGTCAATGAGGAGATATCAAAATCATCATCTAAGAATATGATTCCGTCTTCATTGAAATACTCAGTAATTCCTTTACATCCGTAAAAAATTGGAATAGTTCCAGCAGCAAAACAATCTGTGATTTTCTCAGTGAAATAAGTATCATAGACTGCGTTTTCTACTGCAATAGAGAACATATAATCCTTTAGTGCTTCTTCTTTACAAGAAATATCTCGGATACCCCTACCAAACAAATCAACTTGGTCTTTGAACTTATTCACAAACTCAAGTCTCTTTATATGCCCAGGAACCATAGACTTATTTGATGACACCATAGAGACCAATTTGGTCTTCTCAAATATCTGTCTGTCTACAACCCAAGGTGCAGCATTGCTGAGTGCATAGTTAATCTTAGGATACTTCTCGCACAATTCTCTATCACAACTAAAAATACCATCAACTCTGGTAGCAGCAAACTCATAATTTTTAATAATCCAATCATAGATTGGTTTGATGATTTGCTTGGATTCCAACAACCAAATATAAGTGGGTTTGGTTTGAACCGTAGAAAATGCTTCCAGAGAACGTTGATTTACATAGAAATTAACTTCTCCAGAACCATCATAAACCCACTCAGTAAACTTAGAAGTATTGTTGTATGAAGTAGAAGGTAGAAGAGAGTCGTTACAATAAAGATTAATCTTAAATTTGCTCATTCTTCATTGCCTCAAAGACTTTAGCAATTCCTTGCTCAATAGTTGTTTTTGGCATCCACCACTTAGTCAAATATGTATCTGGAAGATTTCTTTTATCCATTTGAACAGAATCTTTTTCTTCTGATGGTTGAACTTTAATTTCTTTTCCAATCAAATTAAATTGACCAGAAATAATATTTGCAATATCAAGAATCTTTGTGGAATGGAAACTTGTGATATGGAGATTATCTTCCGAAGTAAAGTCATTATAGTTTTCCATAATTGCTTCAAGTGCTTCACAGCAATCTTCAGCATAAAGGAATTCACGTTCTTCTTTACCATCGGTAAGCATATCAATTACACCAGTCTCAAATCCTTTACGAATAAAGTCAGTAATAACGTGTGCTTTATCGTGGTCTTTTTCGATGCCATACACATTCCAGAACTTAACAATAAGTCCATTAAGAGACTTAGTATAAAGTTCTCCAACATTCTTCAGAACTCCATATGGAGAATAACTCATATTGCTCATCTGAGATGAAGCAAATACAAATCTCTTATTGTACTTTTTAAGAAGTCCAAAAGCATTTGCCATCAGACGTGCATTGTTATCAATGAACTGGAATGTGTGCTGATACTTTTTAAGGTATCTAGAACCACCCACATCAAATGCAAGGAAGAATACAAAGTCAGAATCTTTGATGTTATCTTCCAGATTTTGATTTGGGATAACTGTCATATCCTGTTCTGGTCCATTCACAACATCAAATTCATTGACGGTATGACCTTTCCCACGAAGATATTCGGTCAGGTATGCTCCAACCTGACCACTTGAACCTAATACTGAGATTTTCATTCTAAGCTATCTACTATCCAAAGAGTTTGTACGTGTGGGTAAGAATTCCCACTTTGATATAATTTAGTCATAGAGATTCCCCACTGGTCTAGAATCTCTTTATGTGCTCTGGATTCTCCATCTTTGAATTCTTCAAACCCAGGAGTTCCACCCCAATCATCATACCCAATTAGTGTTCCAGGAACAATCAAATTATTCTCCATCAAATAATTAAATGCATATTTTGTTGGGGAATAAATGTCCAAATCAAAATCAACGTAAAATGCTGGTTTTAAATCTTTTTGTTTTGGGAGAGTTTCCTCAACAAGTCCAGCAACAACAGATACTTTACTTTGATTATTTTTATTCGTAAAGATAGTTTGAACTTCTTTCTGAATATGATTTGCACACTCATCTGGAGTATCCAAACTCATATGCTTAAGAACATTAAATTCATCTGGGAAAATATCTGGATTCCAAGAATCTTGGAAAATGGGTTCTGCAGTTTCTTTTGGCATTCCAGTAAAAACATCAAACCCGTGAAAAGTATTAACTTCTATTTTATGCTTGTTTAGAATAGAAGCAATTTCTTTCATTGATCCACCATTAAAAACACCAAATTGATAAACGTCGTAATTTACCAATTCTTCTTTTTCAAAACTATTAAAATCATTAATTGCAATGTCTAATAGAGCAGTTCTCCATCCCATTTGTTAGTACCAATAAAAATATAAAAATTAAGTGTTAATGATGATCAACTTATCATCCCATCCACCAAAATCATAAACTTCAGCAGTATCTTGATATTTTTCATCAACGTATTCAAACAAATCGTCATGAGGATACCGAACATCTTCAATGACAATAACCCCACCTTCATTCATTTTGGAGGTATACAGTTCTAAAAGTTTAATGTGACTCTCAAAACTATGCGGTCCATCATCTATTAAAATATCAATTTTTTCAGGAAGTTTTTTTAATGCTTCTTCTTCATATGCATTACCAACTATATACTGAACATTTTTACCAGAAGTCCATTCATCATTTACTGGAATATCATTTTCATTATTATCCGACAAATCATCCATTCCAATAATAGTTGAATTTTCTGAAAAATAATTTTTCCATAGGCATAGAGATGCTCCACTTCGCACACCTATTTCAACTAAAACTATATCTTTGGATTTATATTTTTTGAAATTTTCTTCATAGTATCCCTTTACATAACTATGACTTGTTCCCTTATCTGTTCCAAAGTCTGGTTTATTTGGGTAAAAATAAGTGTTTAACTTGAACTCCTCTAGAATCTTCTCAAGAGTTTTATCATTTTCCATTGTTCAATTGCTCCATAATCCAGTTATAAGTTTTACTAATTCCCTCTTCAAGAGTTTGCGAATAATCCCATCCAAGTTTTTCACGAATCAAATCATTATTTGAATTACGACCACGAACTCCGAGAGGACCATCAATATGATTCTTCTCTACAGTTTTACCAGAAACTTTAGCAGCAGTATCTACAAGTTGGTTAATGGTTACCATTTCTTCTGATCCAATGTTAACTGGTCCAATGAAATCGGAACCCATCATTCTTCTAGTTGCTTCAATGCACTCGTCAATATAGAGGAAAGATCTTGTTTGTTCACCATCTCCCCATACTTCAATAGTGCCCCCTTCAGTCGGAAGATATGCCACTTTTCTACAAATCGCAGCAGGAGCCTTTTCTCGTCCACCTTCCCAGGTCCCCTCTGGTCCAAAGATGTTATGATATCTAGCAACACGTACAGGAATGCCGTAATTCCGATTGTAAGCAAAATATAGACGCTCACTAAAAAGTTTTTCCCAACCGTATTCAGAGTCTGGATTGGCAGGATAAGCAGAAGACTCCCTACAATCAGGATTATCGGGATCAAGTTGGTTATGCTCAGGATACATGCAAGCAGAACCAGAATAGAAAATTTTAGTAGTATTCTTACCGACTCTTTCATTTAATTTACGTTGTTCCTCAAGAACGTTCAAGTTTATTGACACTGAATTATGCATAATGTCTGCATCATTCTCACCAGTGAAGACAAATCCTGCTCCACCCATATCAGCAGCAAATTGATATACCTCATCAAATGCTTGAATATAACGATAGGGAACATGATTATAAAAATTACCACGATCACCCTTATATTCAAGGACACGACTAACAAAATCTACATCACGCAAATCTCCTTGGACAAATTCATTTGCCTCTGTAGGAGAAAACTCAGGATACTTAAGATCTACACCTCGAACCCAATATCCCTCAGAACGTAATCTACGAACCATATGACTTCCAATAAAGCCACCAGCACCAAGAACGAGTGCTGTTTTAACATATTGACTCATTTTTTAATCAAGAAAATAATAATTCTTTAGTATATATCATACTAAAAAAGGGGGGTCTTGTAAACCCCCCTTATAATAAATTTTATTTTTTAACTGGAATAATAACCAGGCGGGAGTTATCCCATCCGCACCACCAATTCTTTAGAGAAATTGGAAACTCAATCAGTTGTTCGATTTCTTGGCTCCACCACCTAGTTTTACTTAACTAGGAAAAGTTGTATTAGTTTAGGTATTTCTATTGCAGCATAAAATCCACATAAAAATAAAATATCCCAAAACTTATATTTAATTGCAAAAGGAACGACAAAAATATTGCCAATACATTTCACAAATAAACCAATTTTCATATCACCCCATAGCAGGAAAAAATATCCCGATAAAAGGAGAATATTGCCAATGTATCTGAAAAAATCAGATTTTGCCATAAGGGGGGATTGCTTCCGACCAGTACTGTTAGAGTCCATCCGTGACTATTTTCCACCATCACTAATGTGATTTTTGTGTATATACATAATACCTGCAAATGGCACTATTGTCAATCCACATCCACAAAGAAAAAGAAAGAAGGGATTTGCTGCTAGTTTTTCTACTATATGAAATATCATTTTAATTACCAGTCATCATTGCCTTCGTAATCACCAGAAAGTTCTCTGAGATAATCAGTCCACCACTGCGGATCTTTTTTCATCTTCCAATCAGGAACAGGTTTACCTTGCTCGAAATACCAATCAAAGATTGCCTTTTCGATTATTTCTTTAGT